TGAGCGCGCTGCGCAAGCTGATCGAGGAGGCGTCCCGCTATGCGGAGGACGTGTTCGATCCCGAGCAGGTGATGATGATGCGGCACATCTGCGAACAGGCAGACGGCGGGATGGCGATGATCTTGTGCCCGGTGGGGAGCGTCGAGGAAGAAATTCTATTTCGCGAGCGGCTTCCGCAGACCTTCCCGAGCCAGTTCGTCCGATGGGTATTCGTCAGCGAAGCATGGTCCGCCGATATGCGCGGCGCGGCCGATACGCTGCCATCAAAGCATCCGCTGCGAATTGAGATCGTGGCCTTCGTCGCGACGGAGGGCGCAACCGGCGAAAAGCTGGTCGCGCATCGGCAGATTTACCGGCCTGCGATCGGCGGCGCCAAGCTGCTGCCGCTGATCTTTGAACGGCGCGAGACGCAGTTCATGATGGAGAAATAAATGGCGCAGCTGGAGTTTGGAGGTCTGAATTGAAGATCGCCGATTTCAAAGACCCGGCCGAGGTACGCCTGATTCTCGAACGCCGCAGTCTGCGCAACAAGATCGCTATCGCGATCGACTGCGACATGCTGCCGGTCGGGACGTTGCCGGCTGTGACCGAGTTGGTGCGTGCCGGCATCATCATGTGGATCGATCGCGCGCTGATGCGCCAGTTCGTCGCGATCAACCGGCAGACCGGCGAAAGACGGATCGGCATCAATTGCGATGTTTATTTGCTGACGCCAGCCGGCATCGCGTTGTGCGACGCCGAGGGCATAATAGCGCAATAGAGGGAGGTTCGATTTGGGTTTCGCGTATTGCGTCGGGCCGTGCCTGATCTGCAACATCCCCTTCGTCTTCAATCCGATGAAGGTGCCGAGCATCACCGTGAAGGGTACGCGGGAGCCGATCTGCGAGCGCTGCATGAACGGGCGCGTCAACCCGGCGCGGATCGCCAAGGGCCTGCCGCCGTTCGAGATCATGCCCGACGCCTACGACGCCTGCGACGAATCGGAGCTGGGATGAGCGATTTCAAGGCCGATAGCATCGAAGCGATGGCGCTCAGAGATAAAATGTTGGCGCCGTGCGAAGGCAAGAAAACCAAGGTCATCGCGCTCGCGGCAGCGATCATTTGCGCCGAGGCCATCGCCCGGCTGGCCGATGATCAGCAAGATGCGATGGTGGGCTGCGAAACGTGGTTCGAAGCCCTCAAGAAAGCGATCTCAAAAAATTGGGACGTCTGGCACAAAGGGAACCCGCTGCAATGAAAGAGGTCGTGATGGCGGCGCTCGCGCGCAATGAGCAAGTCATCCCGCTGTGCGTGGGCTGCACCACCATGCTGGAATTCTGCGGCATGCTCACGCGCCTCGACGAGCGCGAATTGAACGCGCGCCAGCCGGGATTTTATTTCGTGCTGTACGGAATCAAGCCGCCTCACACCCTGGCCGATTGCCAGCGGATTGTTGCCGATCGGCACAAGGGCAATGCCGGCGAGAAGTGGGGGGAGTTGCCGTGAGGCTTTCCGATCACCTGATGGCCGCGCGCGGCTCGCTCTATGACATTCATGGGCTCGTGACTTCGCTTTGCGCCGGCATCGAACGCGCCGAGCGCTTCGTCCTTTCCGATCAAGTGGCCGACGCGGCCGGCAATATCATCCGCTCGCGGCCCTCGACGTTGCTCAAGGCGATGCCGCTCTGCCGCTTGCCCTATCCAACGATGTGGATCGAATGGAAGGGCGGCCGGGTCGGTGCGCCGCAGACGCGCGATCGGGCGCCGCCGCCGGCAAAAATGGGCTGCCTGATCGAGGGCTTCGGCAATCAGGTCGGCATGATGACGTGGGCGTGGGTCCATTTCGATATACCGGAAACGCCGGGCGCCGCCGTCAACGTCTGCCCGTTCGGCCTCGTGTTTGATTGGAGCCCAGACGGCGATATCCCGGCGCTGCTGAACGTGCTCGCGGACGAATATCTCGCGCACCATCATCGATCGAACATGCTCGACATCGTCATCGAGGCTGGCAAGACACGATGGCTTTCCGAGATGGGCGACGAGACTCTGAAATTCGTGATGACCGATAGCCGCCCCGGATGGGACAAGTTTGCGAACACGCCGGCCGAGGTCGAGGCGCTGCGCATGCTGACCAAGCGATCGGCGCGCTGGGTCTCGCGGCATGCGTGGGCGTTCTTCGCCAAGGCCGGCCCCGCGCTGGCGCGCGACCCGAACATGCAGAGCATCCTGTGGGGATGGGAGCAAGACACCGTCGGCGAGGGGCCGTTCATGGAGGCGGTCCTGGCGCTGCTCAATACGCGCAACGCGGTCGAGCACGCTCCGGCCGATCTATCCAAGCTCAATCGCAAGCGCGTCCAGCTCGGCCGCTCGCCTTTCCTAAGCCACTACGTGACCGGGCTCTCGCTATCCTTGAGCGAGGCACGGCGCGGCCATGCGCGAGGATTGAGCCGCGAGCAGGCGCGCGGCCACAAGGTTCGTGGGCATTTCAAGCTGAGATCGACGGGCGTTTACTGGTGGCATGATTTCGAGCGCGGCGACCGCAGCCGGCCGATGCCGGCGCGCGAGGCTTACGAGGTCGAGCAGCCATGACCGGGAAGGTCGCGCCACCGCTCTCCGTGACCGACCTTCGCCTTATCAGGCAGACCTACTATTCCACGGTGACTTACCGCATGCCGTTCCTGCCGGCGGCGCGATGGTGCTATCGCGCCAAGGCGCTGGCCGATCGCGGGCTGCTCAAGGCGCACGCCACCGGTGCGCAGCCGGATTTGGGGAAGCAAAGCGATTGGGCGCGCTATGCGTTCAGCGCCACGCCCAAGGGCGTGCGCGCCTACAACACCGCCATGAGCGAGCACAAAAAAAAAGGCCGGTAAAAACCGGCCCTAAGTCCATGGGGAGGATTCTCCAAACAGAACACCTCAAGGGAGGCGCGGCTATCTGGGGACGCCGCGCCGAGCGATCCTTAGCATGTTCTTGATCCGGGTCCAATGGGCACCGCGCGCACGCTTCATCGCCGCAACGGCAAGCGCGCGCGTCTTTTTGCAAAACCGGCACGGTGCTTTTGTCATGACGCCGCTATCGCCTTGATCTCCGCCGCGATTTCTTCGGGCGACAATCCGGTCAACGCCGCCAAGGAATCCATCAGCGTCGCCGGGGCGCGCGGTTCCGGCGCGACATACGGATCAGGCACGTTCCCGGCCGCAAGCCACGCGGCAAGCTCGTGCGAGTCGCTGGTCTGCGGCTCGTCTTCGGGGATCAGCGGCACCGAGACGCCATCGTCGCGGATGAAGCGTTCGGGGCCGGGATCGTTTGTCGGCGGACCACATTTGAAGCTGGTCATATCGTGGCATCCAAGAAAACGCGGCCATACGTCTGTATATTGGCGGCGCCGGTATAGGTCGAGACGAGTTGAAGGGTAAGATAATTTTCGGCGCCAGTTAAGGTGGCCGTGCCGTTGGCGGGCGGCGTGAGGTTGCTCGAATCGATTGATGGCACCGCGCGCATTGGCGGATCAACCGGCACCGTCGTCACATCTGAATAGCCGTTCGCAACTGCCACGTAGTTTCTGTTGATATAGGGGTTTTGCCAGTGCCGGCGGCAGCGCGTCTCATCGGCCAGATAAGGCGTTCGTTCGAACTCCGCGTTGCTGATGCCGCCCGGCATGTGAGCCGGCACCACGCGCAAATCGACATCGTCGAACCAGATCGCATCATTGCCGCCGGCGGCGGCGGCCGCCCATTGCCAAAAGAACTGGACTTCCGCCTGAGCGATATTCAATCCCGCGAGCAACGCCGGGACATCGACGGTTAAATAGAAAGTCGTCACCGGCATGTTCGGCGTCATCGGAATGTTGGCGTTGATCGGCGCCGTTTGATTGGTAAATCCGTTCGGAGCGTGCTTGATCGGATTGCCAGTGCCCATCAGCAAACGCACATTGAGACTGGTCGCCGAAAATTGGAGATCGGTCGACATCTTGAACTGAAGCAGCACGGTCTTGCCGCGCAATTGGACCAGTTCGTCGCTGTCGAGCGGGAAACCGAGATAAACGCTTCCGCCCGTGGCGCCAGTCGTGCGCCGACAGTACAAGCCGACCCGAGATTGTGGCACTAGGCCAGTGACCCGTACCCAATTTATTTCCGAGCCCCCGTTGGTCGCATACCAGCCGTCGGAGACCTTCTCGGTCGTCCCCGTCGGCTGCGGCGAGGCTATGTTAAATTGGCAAACCTCGAAGCCGCCGTTGCGGCCGACCAGATTTTTGAACGGGCCGGTGAGGCTGGCTTGGATACGTTGCGTGGCGCCGAGCGGGGTGATCGAGCTTGCCGTGTCGAGCCCGGCTTCGGCCTGCGCCTGCGTCGCGTAGACGGTCGTTCCGGTGGCGCCGACCTGGCCCGTGATGTTGACGGTCCAGCTCGTGAACGTGCCGCTGCCGTTGATGAGATCGGCGTTGACGGTCAGCGCGGTGCCCGCATAGGCGGTGCAAATGCCCTCCATCCAATTGGTTGGTCCAGAGGTCGATGCGATGCGCACGCGCGCGCCCGGCGCGTAGGCGAGCCCGGCCGGAACCGTCATCGTGACCGAGCCGGTGCCGATCGTTGCCGAGGTCGAGCTTGTCGCCGCATAGCCTGGGCCGGTCGGGCCGGCGACGCCTTGCACCCCTTGGATGCCTTGCGGGCCGACCGCTCCCTGCGCGCCGGTGTTGCCGGTCGCGCCGAGCTGGCCGGCGATGTTGATGCTCCAATCGCCGTAGGAACCGCTGCCGCTCACGAGATCGGCGTTGATGGTGATCGCGGCGCCCGAATAGGCCGTGACGGTGCCTTCCACCCAATTGGTCGGGGCGCCCTGCGAAGCCGCACGCGCACGCGCGCCGACCGTGTAGGCGAGCCCGGTCTGGGTCGCATAGGTGTGCGAGCCGAACGCGATCGGATTGACCGTCGTCGAGCTGGCGAGATAGCCGGCGCCGGGCGTGCCAGTGACGCCGCTTGGTCCCTGCGCACCCTGCGCACCGGTGACGCCGGGGACGCCGGGTGCGCCTTGCGGGCCGATCGGGCCGGGGTTTCCGGTGGCGCCCTGCGGACCCGCTGGCCCTGCCGGGCCTTGCGCGCCGCCAGACGGACCTTGCGGGCCGATCGGGCCGATCGGGCCGGCCGCGCCGGCCGTGCCTTGCGGACCCATCGGGCCGGTGGCGCCGGTGGCGCCGTCGGTGCCATCTTTGCCCGGCGGTCCCTGCGGCCCCGTCGCCCCGCCCGGAGTGCCGGGATTGCCTTGGATGCCCTGCGGTCCCGGCGGTCCAATCGCGCCGGGCTGGCCGGTGACATTGATCGCCCAATCGGCATGCGTTCCGGTGGCGCCGGTGCCGATGAGATCGGCCGCGACCGTCAAGGTCTGGCCGTCATAGGCGGTGACGATTCCTTCCAGCCAATTCGTCGTCGGGCTCGCCTGCGATGCGGCGCGGATGCGCACGCCGGGCACGAAGCCGAGGTCGGCTTCATTCATCCCGAAGGTCGCCGTAAAGGGCGCCGGCACGATCGCGACTGAGCTGTTGGACGTGCCGGCGATGATCGGGCCAGCCGGCGAATAAGGCGCGGTTCCGATCGCGGCGCCGGGCGGAATCACGACGCCGCCCGCGAGAGCGCTGATCCGCTCGCGCTGCGTAATCGAAAGGATGGTCATCGCGTGATCCCCTGCTGGATCGTCAAATCAATGTGGATGGTGACGCGCCGATAGATGCCGTCGTCGGCCCGCAGCTCGCCGACGTATGTGCCGGGGCTGCGGCTCGCCATCGCCTCGTCCGAAATGTTGAAGATCAGATAACCGACATTCGGCGGGAAGCCGCGCAGGATCGATCCGTTCTTGGTGGTCGCCATCAGGATCACCTCGTTGTCCGGTGGTGTCCTGCGAACCTCAAGCTCGAAATCGATTCCACGCAGATCGAGCTGCGGCGGCGTCGTGGTGCCGTCGTCGACGTAATAGACGAAGCAGTCGATCCAATCCTCGTTGGTGCCGGTTTCCATGACGGCATCGGCGACCGGCAGAGCGAGGACGTTGGTGGGGATGGACATCGATCAGACTGCCGGAATGTAGATCGGCGGCGAGATGACGGTGGGCCAGTGCGAGTTGTCGGTCGGATCGCTCGGCAGCGCGCTCCCAAGCGCGTTGGCGGTCTGCCGAACGGCCGAGACGTAATTCCAGCCGCGCATGCCTTCATTGTAGCGGGCCTGCGCGTCGGACGGCCAGCTCGACACGACCGACGATCCGTAGGTCGTCATCGAATGCGATACGTCCTGGTTGGCGTTTCGCTGCATGTAATCGGGGAAGACCTCAAGGATGCGCCGCTCGGCTTCCTCGTTGCAGATCAGAGCGGCGTTGTTGCGCCAGTTCGCGGCGAGCTGGGCCGGCGGCGAGCCCACAACAAGCTGGTTCGACTGGACCACAGCGCTGTCGGGAAGCGACAGCGGCGTGTAGCTGGCGCCGAGTGCATTGCGACTGATCCACGGCAGGTCGGGGAACATGCCATGGACAGGGATGACCGATTGCGTAAAGTCGCTTTTGGCGACGAACACCTGCGACATGATCCCTCTCTTATGATGCCGTGATGATGGCGTTGAAGTTGCCGATGGTGCCAAGCGGCGGCGTGAAATTGTTGGTCGCGCTGCTGCTCCCAACGAGCGAGACGCTGGAATTGTAAGCCGCATAGATGTCCCAGCTGGCATTGTTGGAAAGGACTGAGCCCTGGACCGATCCCATGGAATTGTTGCCGACGCGCATGCCTACGCTGCCATTGTAATTGGCCTGACAGCCAAGTTGCAAAACCACGCATCCTCCGAGCGTACAATCATAACCAGCAAAATCATTGCTCAGGGAAAAATGCGTCACAGCGGCGAATAGACCCTGCGAATTGCAAGCGCCTCCAACCCCGCAATTGGTGCAGCTTCCATTGGTGGCGCGCACCTTGCCGCCACTGTAGTAACCCCAATTGCAGCCCCAGACCGCGACGTTGTTGGCTTGCGTGCTGGTTGCCAGCGGATAGGCGACATCGACCATGATGCCGGCGGTTCCGAGGCCCTTGTCGCCGGTAATCAGCAAGTCCTGAACTTGCGGCGCACCCGCCCCGTAGCTGCGGAAGCCGGGGCCGGCGCCGCTGCCCACCGTTTGAATCTCGGTGCCGTAGCGCGCGCGCAGCATGGTGAGATTGGCGGTGGCGTCCGATGCGCGCGCCGCCGCTGAACTGCCGGTCTGCGAAAAATTAGCAAGGCTGGGCGCCGCCGCCAGCATCGTGCCGGCGATGATGAAATTGCCGCCGTCCTTGTGCGTAAAATGTATCGGCGGAAAGATGCCAACGCCGAGCTTCATTGTGACGGTCGCATTGACGGAGACAGTCTTGCGACTGAGCATCGCCATCGCGGTCGCGAAGTCGGGATATTGGGTCGACGGAATGTTGATCGTGATGCTGGCCGGGATGAGCGGATTGGGCGTGATCTGGAATTGGCTGCCGTCATAGGCGAATAGCTTGACATCGCCCACCGTGAGATCGCCCGGCAGCAGTCGGCCGCCACCATTGGCGCGTATCGGCAGGTTCAAATGCGTATCGACATTGATGATGGTGTCGGCCGTGTTGGTGTTGGCGATCTTGACCAGGAACAGCGAGCCGGCCGCGAGCGGCGGGAGCGCTGGCGTGAACGCCACCGTGATCTGGTTCGGCGTGGACGAAGTATCGACCGCATAGGGCACGTTGTTGAAATTGTTGGTGATGGCGCCGGTCGAGGCACCGCCGAGATAATTGACCATCTGAAAGTTGGTGCCGTCGTAGACCAGATCGACGACGCCGCCGCCCGGCAGATCGCCCGGTGCGACGGACGAGCCATCCGGCCGCTTGATCCCCACGCGGCCAGCGCCAGCATCGATCGCGGCGGGTCCGGTATTGGTCGAATGCACGCGCACGCGCAGCGGCAGGCCCGGCGTATAGACGCTGATCGGCGGATTGTAGGCGACCGAGAGATTGTTGACGCTGCCGGTATCGATCCCGTAGTTGCTCGCCTGCGAGCGCGTCCCCTTGAGCATCTGCCACAGATCGTCGTTGGTCGGAACGAGTCCGTTGCCGGCGATGAGATTGATGATCTCGCGCTGCGGATATTCGAATGCGGAGGCCGGCGGAATCGAGCCCTGGCGGCCCTGCGTCGGATCGCCGTTGATGTACGGCGCGTTGGGATCGGTGACGCCATAGGGTGCGTTGTATTGCATGTCACGGTGTCCCTTGCATCGGTGAGCCAAAAGCAAGATTCGAGAAGTCGAGGACCAGCGCGGTGTGGGCCGGCTTCCAGCGGTTCAGCAGGCATTGCAAATCCTGCGGCACCGCGAATTCGAGATGATGGTCGACGCCGGCTTGACCGGACGCGGAGCGGAACCATTTGAGGCCGACGGTGCCGACCTCTGCGGTCCAGGCGAAGCGCATTTCCGGCGGCCCGATGTACCAGCGGAAGTTTTCTTCTGGCGACGGCCGCGTGTCGCCGCATTGGGAAATGCCCGCCATGAACGGCGCGAATTCCTTGATGTGGATCGTGTAGCCGAGCCACGCCATGACACCTTCGAAATAGGCGCGGCTCTGCCCGCCGAGCCACGTCATTTTCGTGATCAGCATTTTCTGTCGTTCGGCGATGGTCGTTGTCGCCGTGAAGCACGGATCGGGCAGGCCCCAATTTCTTTCCCAATCGGGCAGGAGTTCGAGCGCCAGGCCGGGATTGGATTCGCGCTCCAGCAGATCGCCGGCGCGCCCGTCGACGAAACCGAAATATTGCGCGAGCCCGTTGCAGGCCATGACCAGCGTCGAGGACAGATCGCGCGGCCACGCCTGCCCCTGCGGCAGCAGCTGCAGGAACGCGGCCGCATAGTCGTCGCCGGAGCGACGCACATGCCGGTCAGGGGGCGGGGATGACGGGACTGTCATAGATGATGCTGCCGAGCACCGCCATGTGGCCCGGCGACGGCATGATGTCATCGGTGATGATGTTCATGTCGAAGGAGACCACGCCGGCAGCGTTCATGATCGCGTAGGATTTCCAGGCCGCGAAGATCGTCTGACCGGGCGTCGCCATCGTGAACAGCATGTCCTCAAGGCTCGCCTGGATCGCCGCGCGGGTCGCTGCGTTGTCGGTCGTCAGACTGTTGATGTAGACATCGATCGGTTGCTTGATCGGCGCGACCACGAAGAAATCCTTGACCGCAACCGGCCGCACCTTGTCGAGCTGGGCCGCGACCATCAGGACATCCTGGCCGAGCGGGAAGCCGTCATTGTCGGCGCGTAAATTGTCCATCATGAATCGCAACGTGACGGTGCCTATGCCCATCTCAAGCGGGGCGCACCACGCGCGCGTCACGCCTGGGATCGCCAGCGCCCAGGCCACGTAGTCGGATTGATCGCCGCCCATGGGCGGCTCGCGGATGCGCTGGAGGACGCGGCCGCGCAGCTCGTCGTCCGTCTCGTCATCGGTGCCGCCGGTGAGCGTGGCGACCGTAACCGAGACGATGCCGCCGAGCCCGCTCTGCGGCAATTGGAGCGTGGTGCCGGTGTCGAGATTTCCGGCGCTGCCGGGATCGATGGCGAGGATCGGGGCCGGCGTCGGCGCTCCGGCCGCATCGGTCAAGATATCGGCGGTCGTCTGGTAGGCCGCGTTGGTGCCGCTATAGAAAAGTTGCGTCTGACTCGGCACCAAGATGCTGCCGCCCTGGCTCACGAAATCGGCGGTGCCGCTGGCCTGGGTCGCGAGCTTGCGGCCGGTCGAGCCGTCGGCATTGACCAGCCAGATATGGCCGTGACGATCGAGCCACTCGGTTTCGGCGGTGTCGGGGAGGAGCTGCAGCGCCAGCCAGTCGATGTATTGCAGGACCAGATGGCAGAGCGCGCCCATCGCATCGGAGATGACGCGCAGGACGCTGTTGGGCACCATGGCGTCGGCGCCCGGCAGACGCCCACGGATGGCATCGCGCACGCCGCTGCGCACGTCTCGCAAAGTTGGCGTGGACCACGGCATGCTATTCGATGATCCCGTCCCAGAGGATTTGATATTGCAATTCGATCGCGGTCTTCGGGCCTCGGTAAAGCCGGATCAAAGCGGTGATGCGCTGGGTGTCGACGCGCTGCAGCTCGACGTACATCTGCGAGGCCATGCGCAGA